TTATCTGTGGGAGATCAATTCACCTCAGGTAACAATGCGGTGAATATCCTGAATGAAATAAGTGAACTTCTTGAGGACTACATCGAGAGCAACAAGATCGATGTACAACTGATTGCAAGTGGGGGAGACAGACTTAAAAAGCTTCGCGAGGAGTTCACTCAGGCGAAGGAAAGAGGTGATGATGAGGCTGCAGCGGAGCTGCGGAAACAAGGCAAAGAGCTCGGCGCAGCTATCGAGAAAGCAGTCGACAGTGTGAAGGCAGAACTACAAACAGAGATATCAAAAGCCATGGAAGGCGTCCGAGAAGACGCGCAGGAGCTGAAAGAAGCGATGGATTCACTTGCGGGTAATCAAGAGGGTGTCGGTGGCCACGGTGATGATCTAGCGGCAAAAAAGAAACTCGCCAAAAAGCTCGCGCACAACCCGAGCATGAAACAATTCATCCAAAAACTCGGTGCACTTCGTCGGGCATGGAATGACCGCAAACGCGCCAAACGTGCAGAGTCAAACTACAGCGACATCGTTGGCGCCTCTTTCACAGATGACGTCATTCACACTTTTCCGTCCGAGTTAGCGCTCGCTGCGACCGAGCAAGGAAAAGCTCTCTTCGCCCTTAAATACTCTCAGAAAACACTCCTCACTAAAAATTACGAGGCGAAAGTAAAGGACATCTCCAAAGGACCGGTAGTTATGTACGTAGACATCAGTGGATCCATGGCTGGTGCCGCTGAACTATGGAGTAAAGCTATCGCCTACACAGTCGCAGAGGAGTGCTTGAAAGAGAAGAGAGATGTTCAAATACACCTCTTCGACACCAAGATTCAAAAGACAGTCGACCTAACAGCAGGAGACCCCAGTAACGCCGAAGAGCTTCTGAACTTCATCCTCACCTGGGTCACTCACGGGGGCACGTCTTTTGCAGAGGTAATTAACCACGCTCTAACAAAAGCTGCTATCGATTACAAAACGGACGTACTGATGATCACCGATGGAGATGCTACTGTCCCCGATGCTTTTATCCGCCGTTTAAATAGATTCAAAGAAGATAGAGATCTGCAGTGGAACAGCTTCTGTATCGGGACAAAGGCCAAGGCACTCAAGGAGTTCAGTGATAACGTCCAGCTCGTGGACATCCTGAACGACCCGTCCAGTGCGGGTCTGTTCCAAGATGCTCTACGTTGAAAATTGTTTCTAGGAAGCATTCCCTGTGCTCAGCAAACAACAAAAAGACAACAGAGACATACAAGAGATCATAGAGTTTTATGAATATGAGATAGCACAGCTTGCACGTGAGGTAAAACTGGGCGACTTATGGCTCGGCGACGATGGCAAACTGCGGATCTGCAATAAGATCTTCGGAGGGGAGCGCTTCTGGACGGAAGTTAATAACGATGGAACGCTTAGCGATAAGCCACGAGGTCTCCAGGATCCTTAACGAGTACAACCCATTTACCACGAAGTTCGAGCTGGAAAACTGGGTACAGGATCAACTGGAGTGGTGTTACGCAGATCTAAGCTGCCCCAGCCTTGAAACTAGTATTAAATATCAAGGAGTTTATATAAAATTTTTGCGCGAATTTTACATATTTAACCTAACAAAGTTAACTGAGAGCTCAGAACTAATCGAGTACTCAATACCTTTGAAGACTTTTATTGCGGAAAACTATGGAGTTGAGAACCTGACTACCAAGGACTGTGGAGTGCGCTTTGCGAGCTGCGACTTCGAGCTGATGTCCATGCAGCTCACAGAGATGATAGTTGATTGGTGTGCGCATGTAGAGCTCGTCAACACCGTCGAAAGGAGCTACCCAAGAAAACAAAACCGAAGAGAACCTTAAGAAATCAACCCACTACTTCCATTTCACGGAAAGGTTTGTAAGCTCAAACGGCATCATTATGCATCTCACATGAAATTGCTCTTCAAGGTAGGCGAAACCAGCCTCGATAACACCGAAGCAGACGCCCTAATCAAAGCAGCCGCCAATACCAACGAGGTGGTGATCGATCTCGCAGACCACGTTGACTTCAGCAAGCTTGACGCTTCCAAGCTCTTTGCCCTCAGTGTCGAGTCAAAGAACCCCAAGCTTGCGTCGCTGGCAGCGAAGGTGGCAATCGAAGGCTTCCCTCAGGCCAGGGAGCGCAAGAAGAGGTCTCCAATGGTCCGTATCACGCAGCTTCAGCAGGACAAGCGGATCGCCATCAGCAGCGACCAAGCGATCATGGAACTTTGTTCCCAGGACAGCCTCAAGGCATTGGGCACTGCAATGATCCTCAACTCTCTGCATAAGTCAGACAAACTGACTCTGAGGCAGATCGCCGTTAGTACGGTCAACGAGCTTGCTTTCCGTGGTGAGGTTTCTGCAGACTCGTCTTGCTTCCGTGGTTTCGCTAGAGACTCCGATGGCAACCTCAAGCCGATCCTCGTGAAAGCTGGAGAAAGCAAAGCCGAGGCTTACCACGCGTCACCGGTTTACGTTGCTCTACGCGAAGGGCTGACTCAACTTGGTCAGTGGGGAATGGTCGAGACTCACGAAACAACTGAGTTCGGCTCCAAAGATCGTCGCTTAAACGGAAACTCCAACCTCCTGCGACGAGTGGTTTATCAGGTCGAATTGACTGAAGAAGGCAAGGCGACAGCTAAGCTCTGGAACGACGTTAACGACTTCATCGCACGAGGTTGGTCTAAGCGTGTACGCACCAGAGCTCAGTACTCAGCTGCAGCTTGAAGTCAAAACGGGGTGCTTTAAGCACCCCTTTCGATTTATCTCATGAAGATCTTTCTCGCATCAAACCAAGATCAGTTCGATCAGGCTCTTAAAGAACTTCAAACGATTCCAAAGCTTTGCCTTGACTTCGAAACCACGGGGTTAGACGCCCGTATAGCCAAGGCAAGACTGCTTCAGCTCTGCAGCACTGATGACAAGATCGAAGACAGGACTGTCTACGTTCTTGATTTCTTTAAGATCCCTTCGACTGAGGGTCTCAAGGAGCTTATTGAATCCAGAGAGATGCTCCTCGGGCACAACCTCAACTTCGATCTCCAGTTTCTGCTGGCAATGGGGATCGACTTTAAGGGAAAGATTTTTGATACCTTTATCGCGGAAAAGTGCCTCCGCGCTGGCTTTAAGGAGAAGCGGATATCGCCACAGGCAAAGAAGGCGTACTTCGCAGACGTCTCATGTTCGTTGAAAGCAGTGGTTGAGAGGCGCTTGGAGCTGGAGATCTCGAAGGAGCAGCAGGTAAGCGACTGGAGCAAAGAGGATCTCGATATTGAACAGATTGAATACGCAGCTAAAGACGTCGACCTACTCCCAGCTATAGCTGCAGACCAGCTGAAGGAACTCGTCGAAGAATCCTTAGTCGATGTCTACGGACTGGAGTCGAAATGTATTCGCCCAGTGGCATTAATGTGCCATAGAGGATTTAACGTAGATGTTAGTAAGTTAGTAGCACTAAAAGAAACTATTACCGAAGAGCTAAACGAAGTTACTATAGAATTTTGCACTGAGCTTGACCAGGCACTTCCTCCGGGACTGAAACTTCCGCGCAACCTAGATGGAACACTGGCTATCGGAAAGCGACAGCGAAAGGATTTCAATCCGGGATCTGGTGTGCAGTGCATCAGGTGCTTCGAGGCTCTCGGTGTTGAACTACCCATCGCTCCAGCAACAGGCAAACCAACGCTTAATCAAGTCACCTTGTCGGAATTCGACAGTGACGACAAATTTTTGAACCTCTATCGAAAGCGCACAAAGATCGAGACCAAACTGGAGCACGTCGAAAAACTCCTTTCGAACATCAACCCTGTATCCCAGCGGATACACAGCGGATACAACCAGTACGGAGCTAACTCAGGACGCTTTACGTCCTCTGGAGCTAAAAAAGTCACAGCGAAAAAGACCAAAGACCACTTCGCTATCAACGCTCAGCAAATCCCACGGGGATCAGAGTTCAGGGAGTGTTTCGTAGCGACCCCTGGGTACGAGCTGATCATCTGCGACTTCAGTCAGATTGAGCTTCGCTTGGGCGCAGAGCTGATCAATATCCCTCAGATGATCAAGGCTTTCCAAGAGGGTCATGACCTTCATACGGTTACAGCAAGCCTGATCTACCAAGTCCCACTCGAGGAGGTCAAAAAACACCAAAGACAAGACGGCAAGACGCTCAACTTCGCGCTGCTGTACGGCATGGGCTACCGCAAATACAAAACGTATGCAGCGCAATCAGGGAAAGTGATATCACTATCGGAAGCTAAGGTCGCTCACTCCGCTTTCCACAGGGCATATCCGCGACTCAAGCAGTGGCACAGGGAACGCGCAGCGCTTGTCGAGGATGGGTGGACTTACGTCAGGACTCCAACTGGAAGGCGCAGGTTGCTGAGTTACGACGATGCGATGATGACCGTCAGCGCAAACACCTTGATCCAAGGAGCAGGAGCGGACATCCTCAAGCTGTCTCTGGCTAAGTTGAACGAACATCTAGGCGAAGATGCGTTCCTTGTAGCATGTGTTCACGATGAAATTGTGTTGGAAACTAAGCAAGATAAAGTAAAACAATACAAAGAAATTCTCGAGCGATGCATGCTCGAGGCTGCGGAGACTATCCTCAAAGTCGTGCCCGCAAAAGCGGACGCCAGCACTGGACCTACATGGGCGGAGAAGTAATGACCACGGTGACCAAGCGAAAAAAACCTGACCCCAAGTTCAAGTTCAAAGCGGGAGACAGGGTCAAAGAGATTCGTAAGTTCCAGCACAACGTCACCAACCCGTTTAATAGAAAAACTGATCGCATTAAGAAGTGCCTTGAGATCGCAGCCAACCAACGTATAGGCACCGTGCTCAGGACTTTTTTAAAACCAAATCAAAACGGTGCTCGACACGTCTATGTCGAAGTGCTCTGGGACGGATTCAAGACCCCTTCAGAACACTTGCAAATTCGGCTAGCCCCACTCGACTCACCGCCAGAAGACTGATAAGGTCATCGACAGCAGATCAGACCACTTCGTGGAAATTACAAAAATTCTAAAAACCACTGATAAAACTATATTTACAGCCAAAACAGATGAAGGTTATGTGGGCTGTGTAAGAAAAGAAGAGTACGTATGCTTTACCGTAGACGTATATGACTCAGTACTAAAGGCGGCAAACGGAGCACGAAGTTTAGAAAAAAAACTCAGGGGTGCTCAGGTAAGCAGCAAACCTGCAAAAGATAAAAAAATTCAAATAACTACCAAAAGTAAAAAAAAGAAAGTAAGGTGTTCGGAAAAGCTCTACACCCTTGCGGACACCCAAGCGATGCCGCTTCTTAGTTTCCAAGAGGTGTGGGTCATCGTAAGAGGTGAGGAGTACGTAAGCGACTGCCTAAATAAAGAGAAGAAGAAGCTGGTTTCGTTCACCAGCGAAAGGGAAAGCGCTAAATACTTTGTTGACCACGAGAAAGCAAAAATGACAATGCGAGTGCTTAAAGGTGTCGTAGGTCCTGGGTTCGATCTAAAGCGATTCTTTATTCAACTGAAGCCTTAGACTGAATAAAAAATCTAGGTTTCATGGCTCGCTTCGCAGGAGATTACTTTGGGTTCGCCTTAACACCTCAGAGCGACAGTGGTTCCGAGCTAATTAAATACTACCCAGAGCTGGCTCAAGTCGGTAAAGCAAAGAAGAAAACAGCTTTCGAGCAGTTCGAATCAGACCAAACTCGTTACAGCGCCCCGAAAACTCCAGAAGCTTTTGGAGGTTTCCGACAGTTTGAGAAGAAGGAAGACGCAGAAAGCGCACCACCCTCCTTCGGAGGCATGCCTTCGTACACCGCAAGATATTAAATTACGTCGCGGGAATTATCTTATACTGGAGCCAAAGACAAAGTAGACGATGACCGCTTCTCGCTATAAGGCTCCTAAAGGTTTCCTTGCGGGAAACCGTTTTGGCCTGAACCTCTTTGATCTTTTTAAAGAAGATGAAGAAGGCGACGGTTACTCCCTGAGCGGGTTTGAGGGTCTTGCTCCTTCGTTCACCACGCAGAACCTCGAGAAAGGTCGGGGCGGTGTTGTTGGTTATAAAACGAGTCCTGCTGCTCCTAAGTTCTCGCGGGTATCCACCTTTTCTTTAACGCCTGAACAAGGCGTTTCGGGAGGGCCTTCCTCGGCGACGGCAACCGCAACAATCGAAGCCCCTGAGGTCGAGGAAAAACCCGAGGAGTTAGATCTGGGTCCCTTGGCCGCAAAGTACGGTGCCACGGGGCTGTTCGGCCACATGGATTACATGAAGGCAAAGGAGCAGGGATATAGCAACGAACAAATTAGTGACTGGATGAGGAAGAATCCTCAACTAGTGCAGAGCACTAATCAACCGGGTGCTGGCTCCCAGAGCCTCTATGAACAAATTATTCGAGGCAAAGTAGACACCTCGATGGGTCAGACCCGTGAGTGGGCTAATGCTCAGGCAGCTTTCCAACCCCCCGGTGGGGAGCTCGGTGCTACACAGGCTTTTAGGGAAGCTCGGACCTACGAAAACGCACCTCAAGTCTCCGCGAGGTTTGGTCAAGACCCGACTTATTTCGGCGCAGAGGACCTGAAAGCCGCACGGATGTCTGGCTACAGCGACACGGGCATCAAGGACTTCTTAGATGAAAACATCAATCTGCTTCGCGGGCAGAACGTTCCCGGAGGCAGCACTGAACTCGGACAACTGACTGCCGAGTTTAAGCAGCCCGAACCGCAGCCTTCGAATGGTGGTGGCGGTGGAAGCTCTGCACCATCCATTAGTGCAGGAGCAGGTCAGAGCGCAGAGTACTTCGGCCACGCAGATGTAGAGGCAGCTAAATCGGGCGGTGCTTCTAACGAACAGATTGCTGAATTCATCAAACAGAATCAGAATCTGTTACGTGGAGGCAACGTCGCTGGTGGCGGTGGTCTCTACGACGAGTACAAGCAGTACATGCGATGAAACTCATCAAGCAGGTTAAAGATCGGTTGAGGGTGTGGCGGACGCTGTGTCCTCTCCTCTTTGCTCCTGCTTGGAACGTTAATCTGATGCTAAAACAGGCTGCGGACTGGCAGCCGAATGACGTTTATTAAGTACTGTCTGATTCTCGAACGAGACAATCAAGAGATAGCACTTGATCTGACAGCAAACGACGGAAGCCACGCTCAGGCTCAGGCGTCCGATATTGCCAGGGCTTTAAAGGCAGATGCTTTCTCGCTGACCTATGAGGAGATCGCTCCCTGCAAACTCAGCGAGCTATTTAGAAGACTCGCCTACAGCGATTTCCCCAAGAAAGAATGCTGCCCCTGGACGGGTAGCTACACGAACGGAACGCCTGCCATATACGCACTCAAGAGAAGGTACTACGTGCGCAGATTAGTACAAGATTACTTAGACATCGGTAAGGATGTGTTTGTGATGAACAGTTGCAAACGGAAGAACTGTGTGAACCCCTTCCACAATTCTTACAAGAACATGAAGGCGTCCAAAACCACTGGCGCTGACAAGGATTTAGCCTTAGCCTTCGCTAGCCAAGGCGTCCCTGTCAAAGAGATCGCCAAGGCGCTTAAAGTCCACACTTCAACGGTATACCGAATCCTCAAACATGAACGTTTTTATTCTTGGACTCAAAGTTAAAGATGAACCGCTCGAAGATGAAGGCACTGTGAACGTCAATGCGGTTGCATTGCCCTCGAGTGACAAGAAGACGACCACGAAGATCTCTCTCGTACAGAAAGCAGATCACTATGTGGGAAAGCTTCTGAAGGAACTTAAAGAAGACGAAACCTTCCTCGCGATCGGACCTACTAAGTCAGACCCCGATGGAATTCTGAAGATGCAGCCGATCCTGATTGTCCGTAAGGACAACTGGGATGACTTGCTCGCCGTCAATCTCTTCCTGGCCACTGGTGGTCTCGGACCCAAAGCAGAGGAAACTCAACTAGGGGACGCCACTGTTACCAACAGGTCTATCGCCTGGCGCGAGGAAGAACAAGAGACTTCTTGGATGAAACTGAGCTGCTGGAACGAACTCTCCGGTCAGCTCGCAGAACTTCCACCCGGAACACCGACTATTGCTGTCGGTCGGGTCAGCACCTCGGAGAAAGAGGAGAAGAAGTTCATCAACTACGGAGTAGACAAGATCGTCTACCTGCCACGGACTCAGCGTTCCGCACCCAAAAAAGCTGCCGATCCCGAAAAGGGTCGCGTTTCAACTGCCGCTCTCGGTTCTCTGGATTTTTCGCTCTGATTCGTCATGGTTTTTATCGCAGGCAAATTTTCGGCTGATGAAATTCTCTGCCAAGTACCGCCGCACACGCTCCGCATCGATCTTCAAGCGCGTCGTTGGAAGTCCGACACTGACCCTGACGCGGCCATCGTGGACAGCAACGACAATGGTATCCCCATCGAGTTTGTCCTACTTGGGTTCACGCCGTTTTTTGGCAACCTTGGCATGCGCTCGCATGAGGAGTTTATTCGTATTAGTTACATCGGTGTTACACCTTCTCACCGTCTTCTTCCTCCACGCTGCGTTTGCACGAGCATCATTAGTGGTAAGTCGAGCCAGAAGAACTTTATTTCGTTCTTCCAGACGCTCTACAACAACCGTATCAATGTTGGTGAGGTGATTACCAGCACCAAGTTTGTGCAAAAATCTTTCACTGAAAGGGACCCTGTGACAGGTGCTGATGGTGCCAAGATCAATTACAACGCTCTTGAATTCAAAGATCGCCCTGCACAGAGCGACGACGAGAAGAAACTCATTGAAGACATCTCGAACTGGCTGGAGTCGGATGGAGGAGAGCTGGTATCAGCTGCACTTCGTTCTCATATCCCCGGTGCGAATCTGGTTGAGCTTCCTCTGGGAGAAGATCACGCGGCGCTGAAGGCTTCCTTCATGGAAGCCAACCCGAAGCGTCTTGAAGGAGAGGCTCCTGCTTCTCTCCAGTCTCTCCCTCCCTCAGCAGGCGACCCCAAGAAAGCCAAGGCAGAGCCTCCCTCTGCAGACAAGAAGAGCGCTCCCAAGGAGCTGACCGACGACCAGAAAGCAGCCCTCAAGGCCGCTGGGTTAGAGTTCTGAACTCCTTGCAACCGCACCCACGGGGAGGCGACAGCCTCTCCTTTTTTTTGGCTACATGCTGATCAGGTCGCCGAAGCAAGGAAGATCGACATCATTCGTGAGGCACCACTTAACGATATTTTCAAGCAAAGCACCCCGAATTAAATAGTTGGCGTAGACTATGCTGAGCGCCTCAGCTGTTTCTTTGGTCTCAAGTTTAGCTAAAGAGTCCTGAAACCTACGAAGCGCAAAATCTTGCTCAAGAGTCATGTAACTCCTCAGCGTCTCAACCATATCTTTCTCTGCCATGTCCTTCTATCAAGTCCCTAAATTTGTTTTCGACCCTATCGGGAAGTCGGGTCTCTGTTATGGAAACATTTTACTTCCTTCAGATTTCACAGGAGGCCTCAAAAAACAAGTAGAGAAGTACAGTGTCGACAGTGTTACTACAAACGAACACCCTGACAATATTGAAGACCCCGAATGGTGGGAAGCTCAAAGAGGAAGGTTTGACTGGGTCATCGCCATTACCCAGGGATTAGGTGATAAGACAAACTGGATACTTGAGTACGGTCTGGACGTGACACGACACGGGGTGATCGTGCTCGATCGGTTGTCCCTGCTAGAGCCCACGCGGAAGCGAGAGTCGTTTCTTAAAGAAAGTAACCTTGTAAACCTAAAGATTCTCAGTCCTCGTCCGTCATTTCGTGCGGATAACAAACAACTAAAAGACTCTGTGACTTCTGCGTGGTTTGTGTTCTTTCCACTAGGAGCAGCACCTACTAATACAACTATTGAATACGAAGTAGGCTGGCAGCAACCAAAAATCTTAGCCCCGTGAGCAAGCAGCTCCTTCACAAGCTTGATCAGATCAGCGAGCTGCTCAAAGAGCAGAACGTAAAGCTGGATAAGATCACCGGTCTGATGGCCGGAAACCAGCTACTGACGGAATGTGTTGACTACGAAGGTAAAGCTCGAGGACCTGAAGCGTGTGCGGAGATTGTGCTCGAGGGATTCTCAGCAGCACTTTGCTTGATGTCTGAGCTAGATCAGAGAAATCGTGAGTATCAGTATCAAAAGCAGGAGTTCTTCTTGGAGACGGAGGACGACGAGGAGGAGCCAGGTTCAAACGAAATGACCGGAATTTTCTGACTTGTAAAGAAGTGTCTGATACTAGAGTAACTGTAAACGGACTACGACATTACGTTTGTAATGGTGTACCTAAGCCACTTCCGTCGGTAACGTCGATACTTAGCGCGACGCAATCAGAGGCCACGCGGAAGAAACTTGCTCACTGGAACAAGATGAATCCCGGTGGGGCTGAACAAGCAGCCGAACGAGGGACCTGGATCCACAACAGTGTGGAGAACTATCTTCGAGGTCTCAGGGTCGTTCCTCCAGAGATGTATCGTCTCTACTGGGAGGGGATGCCTGAACTCCTAGACAATCTTCTCGAGGGAGGCAGAGTTCTTTGGTCCGAACAACCGTTCAACCAACCAGCCTGGTCAAAGTACGTCGGTGACGACGGAGTCGGCAGGATCCACTACTACGACCCCGAAACCGGTCACGGATATGCAGGCTGCTGTGATCTCATCTACATGGATCGAAACGCAGACATAATCCTTGCCGACTTTAAAACTAGCAACGGTCCCTACTCAGCTAGATTCCCCAAGAAGGATCAGAATCTCGACGAAAAAACCAAAAGGGCACTCATCTCAGGAGTGTTTAAAACGAAGAAGACAAGACTACAGCTGGCCGCTTATAAAGCTGCAGCAGAAGCCTGCTTCGGAATTAAAATTAAAAAGACTCAGATCATTGTTACCACGGCGATCAAAGAGTACAACACTCAAATATTCACTTTTAACGAGGAAGATGTAGAGAAAGATGAGGCAAGTTGGTTTGAAGTCGTAAAACAGTATTACGACAATCAGAACGCTTTACCTTAGGGAAGGTTAGTGACAAAATAACTGAACCCAGGGGAAAGGAAGGGCGGGCGCTCCATAATCTTTTTAGGTTTGCAGCCTTGGCTTTTTTGCGCACCAGCGCCATAATACACGTCACTCCGTGAGTTCCATGAAGTTCATCTGCTCAGTCAACTCTGTAGTCGCTAAGCACGTCGATGCGATTACGGGCAAGATTGAAGCAAAAGGTAACTTCACCGCCTTCAACGAGAACTGGGAAGCTCTGGAGGCTTCCACGGGGGAGCTGGCAGCTCACTTAAAGCAGAAGAGTGGTCTATGCGCGTGGCACCTTCACGAAGGCAAACGTAAAGCAAATAGAACGGGTGTAATAAAAGCAGGCTTAATTATTGTCGATATCGACAATCAAGCAGATCACAAAGATAAGGATGGAAACAAAGTACAAAAACAAGAGCTGACAGTTGAGGAAGCTCTTGAGCTTGATATCTGTAAAAAGTATCTGACAATCGCTTACTACTCACCTTCTACGTCTGAAGGTTGGCCTCGCTTTCGTTTGGTCTTTGGCTTAGAGAAACCAATAATCGATGCCAATTTTTATCAGTGGTTCTCAAAGGAGATTTATAAACAGATTCCTGGGTCAGACGTCAGGGCCACTACGATCCCGAACCTTTTCTACGGACCCAAAAAAGAGACTGATCTGATCTGCGCTCCAGGTCGATTCATCCCCGCGAAGAAGACCGACGATGCTTTGCGGTTTTTTGCCACGCTTCCCGTAGAAAGCACCGATGAAGGCGACGAAGCGGTCGAGATACTTAAAAGTCCTGAGGTTTCTCCACGAGGGATTGACCTCACCGCTCTTGTCTCTCACACCGTCCGCTCAGTCTTGGATGGAGAAGAGGTTCTTGACCGGAGCTCAACGATGGCTTCTGTCGCCAAGGAGCTAGTCG